GAGAGAAGCTTGACAAGCGTAAAAAAGAATATAAGGCTTGGAAGGATAAGATTAACTTCCTAATTGATGTCTATAACACCAAGAGTAAATACAAAACTTATAACAAGGTGAAATGAAACAGAAGTGTAAAACTTGTAACTGTAGTTCTGAGGGCGAATATTGTTTCAGGCACAAAAAAAGGAAACCAATGTCCAAAATGTCCAGTTTTTTGCGTAAAAAACTTGACAAATTAGAGGACAAACATCGGAAGTATTCCGATCAAGCACGCTTTTTCTTACAAATTTGGAAGAAAAGACCTCATAAATCAGAGGTTAGTGGTGAATTCTTGGGAAATGAGCCTTTAACAGTGTTTTTTCATCACATTCTACCTAAAGAGAAATATCCACTAGGTGCTCTTGATGAAGAGAACATTATTCTCCTAACTCTTCAAGAGCATGATCAAGTGGAAATGGATATGTATAGATATGAAGAAATAAACACCAGGAGAGAGAAATTATTAATTAAATACGATTTAAAATGAAAAGAGCAGATTTTACATCATTGATGTTAGCAATCATCATCATCTTCCTAGTGTTTAGATCTTGTGGCATTGAGGAAGAAAATAAAAAACTATCTCTTAAATACGAAGAAGCTTCTAAGATTAAAGATAGTCTTGGTAGGACAATTGTAGTGAAAGATGCTGAGATTGTAAAGAATCAAGAAAGCATGAAGGATTTGAGAGCTAAGCTGTTTGAGACAACAGAGAAATATAATAAGAAAGTGAAAGAGGTGAAAGCCTTAATAGCCCAAGGAACAGAAGTGGTTATTAAAGATAAGAATGTTCCTTATTTGGATAGTGCAAGAATGAAACAATGGGAAGATAGTGTTTCTGAGCTATGTAGAGATGTAATTAAATATTATGAAGATAGCACGGTTCTGATAGGTACACAGGCTAAAGACTCTACAGCCTATTATAAGATAGATGCTACAATAGGGAAAAATAATCTAAAAATCAACGAGATTAAGTTTATTGATTCCCAATATGTTGCAATTACAGAGTTTAAAGGAGGATTATTTAAGAGAAATACAAAGGGTAAATTAAGATTCTATGAACCCAGGAGAACTAAGGTGGAGATAAAGCACACCAATCCTTATTTTGAAAATAAGAACATAGATGCTTTCTTTTACAAGAAAAATCGTAAATTTGATTCTCATTCTTTCTTTGGAGGAGGGGTGTTTGGTGTATCAATTGGTATATTGTTAATGGGTTTATTATAATGTTATGAAAATCAATCGTCTAAACATTGCTGATCATTTGATTGAGTATCAATTAAATATGGTGGGTAAAACCGTAGAAGAAGCTAAAAAAGATGATATGTGGTTCTTTAATTGGACTATAACACAAGATCAAGCAGATGAGTTTAAAGCTTATTCAATTCCTTTATTGAAGAAGGTATTTAAATGTAATAAATCTAGAGCTGAAGGTATATTTTCTTGGTTTTCCCTGGAATTTGGACTTAGAGTGAAAGATTAGTATATTTGTAATATATTTTTCATATTTTTTTTTTTGAACGGACGGTGGTTTTTACTACCGTCCTTTTTTTTATTTAAAACAAAGACAATGAAATATTTTTTTATAGTTTTATTTCTATATTCTTGTTCTCCAGAGAAACAAATTCCACCAGAAGAAGAAAAATTATATATATCTATTGATGGAAAGGAAATAGAGCTTGTTTCTGATGACTATGATAACTACTATCTAAAACAAAATACATCTTGTGGAACCATCTACATTCCTTACACATTTAATGTGCAGGAAGAAGATGTTCCTAGGGTGTATGAAGCTAAAATAAAATAATATGGATGACATAAGAGTTCAATTAGTAAATGCTATTTATGACAATTCTTCAGAGGAATTAGATATGGCAGATATGTTAGCTATAGCTAAATCTTCTAATGAACAATTAGTAGAAAGATTAATTAACATTTTAGAATGGTATGCAAATGAACACAATAATTAATGTTGATTTTGAAAGAGAATCTCTTAAAGATTCTGTATATTTGCTAGAGGAAAGAATGTTAATGGAGCAGGAATATAGAGAATGGCTGTTGAAAAATAGGAAACCTGCAAAAATAGTGGTGGTTGACAAACATAAAATCTTACAAAATGAATCTATGTCTGAGCTTCTCCCATTTTGAGGAGTTATATAAGAATGGGTATTCTGTTGATATGTTGTTCTTGTTGAAGTTAGCTCAGGAAGGAAATGATATTAAATCCCTATGTGAAGGGAGTCCCAAATTAGGGGCTCTCTTTCAAGGGATTGTGAGAAAAGGATTGCTTACAGAAGATTCTAAATTAACACTATCTGGTAGGGATGTGTTAGATGTTCTTAATAAGGAAATAATAGAAAAGCCTTTATCAAGAAAAGCTCCTGATAAGACAGATGATTTTGAAAGATGGTGGAAAGCCTATCCTGGAACAGATACATTTGCCTATAAGGGAAAAACTTTTGAAGGAACACGTAGTTTAAGAACTAAAAAGGATGATTGTAAGATAAAGCTTACAAAAATCCTTAACGAAGGAGAATATACAATAGATGAGATGGTGGCAGCTTTGGAATATGAAGTGGTTCAAAAGAAGGAGAATTCTGTAAAAGCTAGTGAGAACAAGCTTAAATACATGCAAAACAGCCTAACGTATTTAAACCAAAGAACCTTTGAACCCTTTATAGAGCTTATAAAAGAAGGTGTTAAAATCATTCCTTCCCAATCTGCTCCAAAAGGATCTGTTGACATTTAAAAATTAAAACAATGGAAACAATTAGAAAAGGAAACTACGAATTAGAAATTTTACAAGACGAAAGTCCTGAAAGTCCAAGAGAGTGGGGTAATTTGGGTACAATGGTTTGTTTCCACCGAAGATATAATTTAGGAGATAAACATAATTTTAGTGTGGAAGAAGCAGAAGAGATGATGAAAGGAAAAGACATTTGTGTATCTTTACCTCTATATCTGTACGATCATGGTGGAATAACAATGAGCACAGGTTCTTTCAGTTGTAAATGGGACAGTGGGCAAGTGGGTTGGATATTTGTCACAAAAGAACAAGTGAGAAAGGAATACAATGTAAAAAAAATCTCAAAAGATCTTATTGAGAAGGTTACAAGAGTGCTAGAGGGTGAAGTGGAAACATATGATCAATACCTTACAGGTGATGTTTATGGATATAGAATATCACAAATTGATGTGTGTGATAAGGGCTGTGAACACAAAGATGAAATAGATAGCTGTTGGGGATATTATGGAATAGAAAGTGTAGAGGAAGAAGGAAATTCTATGTTAGAATATTATTTAAATAAATGTGCCTGAAGTACAAAGGATCGTAGTTCCTCTTTACCTCTGATGAAAATCAAGCAAAGAGCTAGATCGTAAGCTAGATGGGTTTTAGCAACTTTCCCACTGACATAGAAACAATAAGTTGCAAATAGTCAGGTGGCGGAATTGGTAGACGCTGAACAGAAACGCATCATCTCAGTTATGAGTAAGACGTAACATATAGGTTCAAGTCCTGTTCTGACTACTAAATAACAATTTATGTACAAAGTAAAAAAGACTCTAAAAAAGATTAAGTATTATATTATAGACAAATGGCATTGGTTATTAACCTTTAACAATCCTCCTAAAGTGACCATCAACCAAGATTTAGTTGCTTATAAAGATGGACCACCAGCTGTAATAGTTAATGGTAGATTGATATTAGAAGTTAATGGAGATTTGATTGTAAAATAATAATATTATGGTGGAATGTATATGTATTGATGATAGCAACCGTCCCAAACAAATACCTATTAATAAATGGGTGAAGAAGGATGAGAAATATAACATTATATACACTGTAAAAGTGCTTCCTCAGAATGATGTAGGGGTGTTACTTTCTGAAATAGAGCTTACAGACAATGAACTACCATATGAATACTTTCTTTTGAGGCGTTTTGCTTTTACAGAAGAAAATCTAAAAAAACTAATTGAATTAATTAAAGATTGTAATGACACAGATTTTTCTATGGATGAGCTGTTAAAACAGACACAATTGGAAGAAATGTGTTAAAGAGTGTTTAAGACAAGCAATCAGGTATAAACTCCCCCCGATAGTTTCTACTATTGGGGTTTTTTATTTATCTTTACGTAATAAATCATTTATTATGAAAAAGATGTTTACATGTATATTGTTGATTTTGAGCTTGTTATCAAAAGCCCAGAATGGAGGACAATTCTTTGAGAACAATGTAATTAGAATAAACTACATAGGATATTCTAATGGGCAACATATTTTTAAGGTTTGTAACAAACAATCCTGTGAAGCAAGAATAAGAACTAAGGCTGATCAAGACCTTGCTATAGATATAATTGTACAATCTCTTTCCTGTGAAACAGTTGCAGTAGCTAGACCTACAAATATAAATATATTGTTTAGAGCAAAAGCTGAGACCTTCTGTATATCAAATCCTGATATGGGGTGGTTGGAACTAAACACATCTCTCTTAACACTTCCTTTAATAGAAACAAATTACATATCTATACCTAGAGGACCAAACAAACTTCAAATATCTATTAAAAATGGTGTATACAGAAGCAGTTTTGACAACACTAATTACATAGAAACTATAAGAGTTTATAATATTTCTGGTAGAAAGTTGTATGACAAGAGGTTATCTGTTGAAAAATCTAATTACATAGATTTAAAAGCAAACCTAGAAAAAGGAATAAATCTAATAGAAGTGATTATAGAGACTAACAAATTTGATAGATTTGTATTTAAATATTTTAAAGAAAACAATTAATATGGAATATATAATAAACCAAACAGACAAATCAATTATTTACGAGAACACTCCTATCTATCTACCTAAAAAAGAACTTGGAATTATTGAATTCTTACAAACCAATCCTAACAGACTTATTGATAGAAAAGAAATATTAGAAAATGTTTGGGACAAGGATGTGGTTGTAGAAGATAGAACAATAGATGTACATATAAGAAAAATAAGAAAACGATTTCCTAATATCCCTATTGTAACAAGAAAATGTTATGGATATATGTGGAAAGATAATGTGGTATAAAATCCACAAAATGTATAAAAATATCGACAATAAACCACATTATAGCATTTAATGTTGGAATTTTTCCACTATAACGTCAAAATCGTAAAATATTTTTCATTATGGCAACAATAATTGATCCACCATCAGGATGGATGTATGGGTTTCCTAAACCTATTCCTGAAGATAGAAGAAAAGATAGTATAGCATGGCTTATTGAACAAGGCTATCCCAAAGTGGTAATAGATAGTTATGGAGAACATTTCTATTGCAGATATTGGGAAGAACCTGAAAAAAGTGATAATTTGCAATAAGTGGTACTATTTGCAAATAATTACACTTATTTATGTCACAAATTTTCAAATAATTGTGACAAATTTTGGACAGCTTTTGTCACAAAAGTAGCAAACATTTGGGACAAATTTGCATGAGTTTTTTGGCAAAATTCATGCATTTTATTTCCGAAAATGTGAAATTTTTGTAAAAAACGGAAATAAAAACAATAGTTTATTTCTGATTTTATAATCGTACTAATAGTACCAAAAATTGGTAATTTATGAGCTTTGAGCTGTTAAAACAAGAGGTGGAAAGTGGTTTGTCTGGTAGGAACAATGGTGTTCCTATGGGGTTTGACAGGCTAAACCGTTATATAGGAATCAGAAAATCTATGTATTTCCTTGTAGGTGGACTTACAGGATCTGGTAAAACAAGCTTTATTGATGATGCTTTTGTTCTCAATCCTTTTGACTGGTATATCAGTCAGAAAGACCCAAAGATCAAGTTACGCATTATATATCGTTCAATGGAGCGTTCTAAAACCTACAAATTTGCTAAATGGGTGAGCAGAAAGATCTTTATAGATCAAGGAATCATCATCCCTGTTCCTAAGCTTTTGGGCTGGACAGAGAAAATGACTAAGGATGAGCACGATCTTTTTCTAATGTATGAATACTATATGAACCAAATGGATGATGTAATTACAATTATTGGTGGTCCAGAGAATCCTGTAGGTATAGCTAAGGAGTTGAAAGCACATGCTGTGCAAAATGGGCGTATTGAGCAAATAGATGAGTATAACAAGTGCTATTTCCCCAATAATGAGCATGAGGTGACAATTGTTGTAATAGATCACATTGGCCTATTGAAGCTTACAAAAGACC